GGTCGATGAAAATGTTACGGTGTAAAGCCCGAATGGTTCCGTCAAGTATCCAGTGCCATTCGTGGTGACATAGGATTTACCAGACGATGATACGATAGTGACGTTGGTTATCGGAGCGAGGGTGCCGCTGTCGGAGATGGTGAATGTCTGGAGGTACTGCCCAGACAACCACACGTCGTTGTAGGTGTAGTTGCTGATAGAGCCGTTGATATTCACCGAGTCTGTTGAAGAATTTGAATAACCCGCTTTGCTTCCGTGAACATCGTAATCTGATTCATTCAGGAGAGTGCCAGAGTTCAGGCGATAGAACCCGGTGATTGGTATCGAGGTATTGGTAACCTGAGCTGTTGCATTGACGCCATCAACTATCGCTGCTGGTATCGGCTGCCCGTACGCGGTATCCCTGACGACACCGAGAATACCAAGCGGGCTGACAACCGGCGTCAGATTTACCAGTGAGAGGTTGATGTTGTAGGTTTTGGCGATTAACGGTGTGAACGTAAAGGTGTACTTCCGGTGAAGCGGTGCCGTGGCATTGATGGTGATTGCCGCCCCAGACAGATAGTTTGTCGCAGAATAGTTCCCATCCGTTATCGTGGTGAGATTGTTGATAATGCTGCTCTGCGTGATGTTGATATTAGCACCGGATATTGGCAAGCCAGTTTCAGCATCGTTGACATATCCTTCAATAGTTACATACGATGTCAGTTCTGCGTAATCATAGTTCATCCAGATTACGGAACCGTCAGAACGTTTGGTTGCCTTGACAATGCCGTAGTAGACACCGAGCGGATCGGTTGCGGTGAACGTGTAGGTCTGGGTTCCAGAGCTTGCGGAGATTGCGGTGCTCTGCGTGGTTGCTCCGGTTGTGCCACTTACTATGTCTATAGCGTAATCGTAGGTGCTGGTGTCCCAGTACGCTCCGAGAACTGAATAGGTGAGGGTTGCCGTGTCTTCACCGCTGTAATCATCTTTGTCGAAAGAGATGGTTGCACCGGAACCGAGATACCATATTTCTTCAGATACAGCACCGGTTCCAGTAACCGTAGTATAATATCTCCCGTATGGTGCTGATGTATTGAATAGTGCGTCGTAGACATTCCAAGTGCCATCTTTGATGTATGCGGTTCCGGTATATTGTGTGGCGTAAGTATCTCCAGTATCTATATTCATCAGAACGATTGTTTTATTTTCCAATGTTGGGGCGGGGATTGTGGTGTTTCCTCTGGCAACTCTATAATACATATTTGTTGAAGAAACTACAGTGTCGTTGTTGTACCGAAGTCCAGAGGAAGCTGGAGTTATAAAATCTTTAACTAGTTTATACCCAGTGTATGATGGTTGTGTCACAACGTAAAGATTTTCAGAATCTCCATATACGAAATCGTCAAACTTATGGGTGCCTGAGTTTACAGAGCCAAAGTATATATAAGATGGATTCAACGATATAGATTGATTTCCCCCATTATAAACCTGTGCCCCATTGGTGTACAAATAAGCATAACCCCCGCGTATGATTATTTCGTATCTGGTGTTAGGGAGTGCGGAGTCACCGCTGCCTCCATAACCGTATCCAACAATGGTATTCATATTGGTATCAAGCAAAAGAACATAGTAATTATTTGTTGATACAGACGAAGATACCGCGGAGTATGTAGTTTGCAGCGGATTTAGATTTTTTATTCCACCTGTTGTGGACATCCAAGAGTTCCCTCCGGTGGCATTCTGAACGAAAGCGCAAGTCCCTGTGCAATTTACAAGATTCAAATCTGCAGGATATTGGAAATCGTTACTTATTGCAATCACCGAGCAGCACACCATCGCCAGCGCCAGCAACACCAGCAGCAGCCGCTTCATCGCAGTATCCTCCGAAGGAACCCATCCGACGTTTCGCCCTTGCGTTTCTTCTTATTGAACATATCCCGCGTTGACGGACGGAGCCATATTGTCGTTCCTGGTGTTTTACGCCCACTCATACAATGCAATAGCAATGGCAAAGTATAAAAAAGGTTGTATCAGAATGGCGATGGGGAAATCTCTACCATCGCATTGACACCAGAGAAACGATTGTCAAGAACGACGTATCCTACCGTCGATGATGTGATGGTGCATTTCATGGTGTACTTCGGGAAGATATCGACTGGGGAAACAATACCGTGCCAGAACCTGTGATAGACGGAATCGTAGGTGAGTTTGGATTCTGACGATTCGAGAAGCATCCTGTCGTTACCGGTTGCGATGGTGTAGACTGCGATTGGTGCCCCCGACCGGATGTAATACGTCCAGTTGATTCCCACAGGATACGAGATAACCTCATCCTTGAATACCAGCACCGATTCGTCAACCATACCCACATCAAGCCCGGCTACAGGAACTGTCGTATCGACTGGCGCTTCGTTGGTGATGGCTATGTACGTCGGGGCGTTGATATCCTCTTTGACGAACTGCTTATCTATGTGAACTTCGTTCTCTACCTTCTGGTAGTTTCCATCCCCTACGATAACCCCAGTTGCATCCTGATCGGTGTTGGCAAGAGCCGGGGCTGCAACAAGAGCGATGATAAGACAGGCAATAAAAAGAGGGTTAAGCGATGTTGACATTCGGCACTACCTGTACTGACTTGAAGGCACGCTTCATGCTGGCATCGGCCTGCTGGCCTACATTCTTTCCCTTGTAGTTGACGTTGGCTGCTATCTGAATCGACTTGCAGGATTTACTCATGGATGCAAAGGAGAACTGTTCTACGTTCTTTCCTCCGATGTCTACGTTGACGGCACCCTGAATTGACTCCCGCGATTTCGTCATCGTGGCTTCGGATTCCTGGTAGATGTTCTTGCTTCCCATTGCAAAGTTACCAGCGACCTGAACGCTGCCGGATACTTTGTTCATGGTCCCTGTTGCAAACTGTGTTGTAGCTGCCGCTGCAGGAGCTACTGCAATCACCGCAAGGATAGCGAAGATTGCCAGAACTGCGAATGTGAACTTCATTTCTTTTTCTCCTGTTGTTTCAAAGGATGCCCGCACCGTGAACACCGCACCGGGTTTTCTACCCGTGGGATGTATGTGGCATGGCAGTAGGGGCATGTGAACTTCGGAATCTCTGCCATACATATACATCATCATGATAACAGATAAATATATCTGTTCAGAGGTTGATACCAAAATATGGACAACCTTAACCTGACACCAACACAGCAGGAACGGCTTGATGAACGTGATGCATTCCTGAAAATGGATTTGCCGGAAATTGTCGATGAGATTGCACGGCTCGATGCCGTCTGTTATTTCATTGATGACCAGTATAACGGAGCGTAGAGAGAAATTAGAGAAGAACCTGCGATATCTGGATGATATTGGATATCACTGCAGCGCAGGTGACGCAGGCGCTCCCGGCAACCGGTAGCCACCCACTACCCTTTTCTGTTTTCTCAACGATAATAACCGCCACGATCATCCCGAGCATGAACAGTATCTTGACTTCAACGATATGATCCACCAGCGGTGCCATGAATGGGTTGGCCTCGTGCATTCCGATAGACAATGCTATCTTTGTGGTGATGATATCAGCTGCGGTGAATACAGCGAGTAGGTAGTACCAGATAACTGCCCAGATCATTCTTGTTTCTCCCGTATCCGTTTCTTGAATGCCTCTATGCGTTCAAGATATTCCTTGTAAATGTCTTCAGGGCCGCGAGGTTTGTTGTCTGCCTTGCGGTATGCGGATTTGCCGTCACACATGCTGGAACATCCCCAATATGTTACTCGCCGTCATTGCTGCAAAATACACCAGCATCGCCCAATCGCCAAGGCCCCCGTCCCACAGGAGCAGGATGCGCCCGATGAAGTAGACCATGAACATAGGGTTCGACAGCATCCAAGTTGCCCGCGCTCCGGTGTAGTCCCTGCGCTGGTTGAACAGCCAAACTCCGTATAGCGCAATGACGGATGCGGTGAGTGCTATTGAGAAGCCGAAGTCGATCACGGTTTATACTCCGGCACTCGGTCATACAAGAACCGCAAGCACATGGCCCCTGCCTGAATAACTTCCTTACGGCAGTTGTTATGCCGAGTCGGGTTTTTCTGATTGAGTTTCACTACCTCCCAGAGTTCGTCTATCTCTTCCAGAATGATCGCATATCCTTCGTGCTCTGACGCGAACGCTGGAAATTTAGATGATGCTTTCAGGAACTCCTCATAAATTTCTTCTGAAAGGTTAGCTGCCTTTTCCACATTAATCGTTGTCATAGTCGCCTTCTCCTGCAAACCAGAACGCTACGAACACGCCGTCTTTCTTCTCTGGCTTTGCTACGAGGGTTTTCATTTCTTTCCTCCATACACGTTCCCCCATGGTTTGTTATCCGCAGGGATTTTCCCAGACATAACAACAAGCGGGTCAGACCCTTCGTAACTTGCAAAGATGGCGTGGCTGTCAACGTCTTTCGACTTCTTGACAAACAAATGTATTGTTCCAGATTTCTTAATGTCAAACACGGTGTTGATTGTTTCAACAAACTCTGCGAAAATTTCCGGAGCGTATCCTCCTATGTGTTCAAGATTCTCCGCGCTCTCAACAATTCCGATAGTTCTGTCTGGATTGTGGTCAATAACTTTCATTTCGTTTTCCTCACGTAATCAATAATCTTCGATGACGCATCTTCAGCCCCGCGACCGACAATCACCGTGTCGCCAATGCCTTCAAGATACGCTATAATCCGTTTCTGTTCTTCTGACAATTTCCCTCCTTGCTTCCGTTTCATCTCAATCCACAATCGGAATGCCGGGACATACAAATCGGGCACTCCCGGGACAACACCTTCAGCTCTCAATTTCTTTGCGGTAGTCATCGCCCGATACTCACCGTTTGGTATAGAAAATATCAGGGTTTCCGGGAACTTTTCGCGGAACCATCTCACCAAACCCTGCTGTTCCATTGTCTCGGTTGAACACATTAGCATTCTAATTTCACCTGCCAGCTTGGTTTTTTCTGGGTATTGTCGAATACAATACCAACCACGTCGAAAAACTTCCCTCTGGGTTTAACAGATATAGCAACTGGCTTTCTCCAGAACTCGCTTTCTTTCAACGCCTGGTCTACCGTCGTCGCCTTCCCCCCGAACCTACGGACGATTGCCAAAGATTTTTCTGCGAAGTATCCTCCATGGTCAAGCCCAAGATAGGTGTAATATTCCTTATCCAGTTTGGTGAAGAATGTAACCTTGATGCTATCCGGCTTTCCGATTTTTTTGTGCCTTCCGTACCACACGCCTTCGATCTGCACCACTTCCGGTTTCACCTGCCCGGACATTACAGCACCTCCAAAGGCTTCTGTACCATGTGGGGCGACTGCGGGGAACTCAAACCCACAATCACATACTGTAACCCTTGCGTGGATGATAGCATGGCACTGCGGGCATTCTTTGAGTGGTGCTGCTTTTACTGGATCACCAAACGCCGTTTTGCGTTTTATAGGATCTACAGCATCAATTGGCCCGTGTTCAACCACGTTGCCTCCGTAATCAAGGAGCAATGCATTCTCCTTCTCTGGATACGGTCTCATCGATCTTCCAACCATCTGAATATATTTTCCTGTGGAGCGGGTCGAGGTAAGAAGTGCGACAAGATCGCATCTGGGAATGTTTATACCTGTAGTCATCACACCCACATTTGCAATCGCCCGCAGCTTGCCGTTTTTGAAATCGGATATAACAGTATCTCGTTCCTCTTTTGGAGTGTCACCGGTTATCACCCGACATTCGATTCCGCATTCTCTTACAGCAGTGGCAACATGTTCTGCATGTTCCACCCCGCTGCAGAACAGCAACCATGCTTTTCTTTCCTCCCCATACGATACGATTTCTCCTACAGCCTGCTTTATGAGTTCCGGAGAGTCGGCTGCGTGTGCCAGTTCCCCAGGAGCGTAATCTCCGGCCTGTATCTTGACACCCTCTAGATTAATCTTGCATACGCCCCCTTTGGAGATTACATCGACAAGATAACCGTCATGTATGAGTTTCTTGATATCAACTGAATAGGCAATCCCGTCGAATAGAGCATCTTTGCCTTCGTGCAGCATTCCGGAGTCAAGGCGATACGGAGAAGCAGACAGCCCAAAAATTGCAACATCTGGGTTTGCCAGTTTCATGTCTCGGAAAAACTTGCCGTATCTGGTATCTGCGTCTCGCGGGATAAGGTGACATTCGTCAACGATGACGATGTCTACTTTTCCAAACTCAAATACGCGGGAATACACCGATTGAATCCCTGCAAAAGTTATCTGGGCTGATATCTGGCGTTTACCCAAACCGGCTGAATAGATTCCAGTGTTCGCTTCAGGCCAAAGGGATTTCAATTCCTTCTCGTTTTGTGTTAGTAGTTCCCTAACATGGGCGAGCACCATTATCTTTACTGAAGGACAGTCCATACAAACCCTGCGACAGAACTCTGCTATGATTAGACTCTTTCCACTCCCGGTAGGTGCAGCGATGATCGGGGCCTTCCCCTTGTCGTGTTCCCAGTACTCAAACAGCTTCAACAGGGATTCCTCTTGATAGTCACGGAGAAGCATCATATCTCAATCTCCCCGCTCGCCATCTTGTCTATAATCTCTTGCAACTCAGTTGATGCTATCGCGCCAGGACCATTTACAAGTTGCCCGTAGGAGATAGTGCCTGCATCCGCATCAGAGTCTGTAACTTCCAGCGGGACAAACCCTGGGTTGAACACATGACATTGTTGAGTAGCCCGCTGCTCGTCCCCGCACAGAACATGTTTATCCCTAGAGCAAGTCCACGTTCCATTCTGTTCTGGAGTAACCATCGCGCAGGTCCGACAGTTTACTTCTGGCAACTGGTTAAGGTGGCACACGGCTTTGTGCTGGCAATACCGGCAACGAAAATCATCTACGCTGTCTGAAATCTGGAATGGTGGTACATCTGCAAAGACAATTCGCTCGGCTTTTAGTTCGAGACGTTTAATCAGGTCTTTATCAAGATTGACCCTCTCTCCATACAATTCGTCCGTGTCCTTGCACACACAGAAATAGTACGCTCTTTCCAATCCAGCCCATTTCATGTATTGCTGCATCTGGCAGTAGTGGGTGAACTTTGATCGTTGCACCCCAGACTTCTTTAAAGACGAGAACGATTTGGAGTTCGCCGTCTTTATTTCTATTACATGCCACTGCTTTGATTCCTTGAACCCGCACGCCACTCCGTCGCATGAGCCTGCGTAGTGTCCCCCAAACATTTCGTAGCGAATTTGCTTTCCAGTTTCAGGATCGAGATCGTAAACATCGCATCCGATGTCACGGAGGTTCTTTACTATTCTCGGTTCCTGCTGGTTGCCACTCTCAAAAAGCCGCAGCATCCTTCCGTCGAAGCACGGGTTTGTCGCCCACCGGAAAGAGTAGAACAGTGAGCGCTCGCATTCGTTCCCAATGAGGGACGCCCCCAAATGATTTCTTCTCCAATCTCCGTTTCTGTCAACGTATGACTGGTAAATGCTATCAATCGTTGGAAGTGTTAAGTCCGGTAGTTCGACCATGATCGCGTCACCAAAAAATATTATTTTTTTTGCCAGGGCATCTTTTTCTTTGCCTGTTCTGTTGCTAGAGATGATTGCTTTGACGCAGACGACCCTTCGGTTACCGCCTTCCCGTCTGCCATCTTGTACTCTGTGATGCGGTTGGTGGGACCGTATTCGCCTTTCGCAGGCTGGATCTTCACCTTGACCATGAACGGCTTGTCGTGAAGCTCCTCGCTGTTCTTTGGGTGCATCACTCCTACCGCACGGCATATTGACGAAAGCGCCCGCAGAGCAATCGTCTGCGCCTGTTCGGATTCGTTGACGATGTTGAGGCGGTCAAACAGTTTTCTTCCTTTGTGATCTCCGTCTATCACGTTATAGACGAGCTGGAGATATTTTCCCTTTCCGGTACTGGCTTCCTTCATTTCGCTGGACTCGATTACTACTACATAATCGCCAACGGGCAGCGGCTCAAACGAGCCGAGTGGTTCTACCTCTTCTGCGTTGTAGTTCAGTTCTACCATTTCAGTTTTCTCCGTTTGGTAAATGTTTTGCAAACTCTTCCCATGAAAGCGGGACTGCTTCCGGCATATGATACCGGTTCTTCGCTGTGTATGAAGGCGACACCGACAGTCGAAGTACGCGGTCCTGCGTTGCGATTGCCCGCGCCCGCTTCTCGTCCTTCTTTCCGGTTTCGTCAAGCTTTGTGAACATCTTAAGCGAGGCGAACCCAACCACATCGCAGTACTCTGTTGTCATCGCTGCAGCCCGCTTGTTAAGTTTCAAAGCGTTGGTGTCATAGGCAGGATGCTCTGGGTCTTCTACATGAGTGTAGGCGCTGTGAGCAATCAGGATGGTAATCAGCCCCTTCTCGTCGCGGAGACCGGTTATGTACGAGAACAGTTCCCGCCATTCAGTCTGTGCTTCAATGTACCCCTTTCCATATCCAGGGGTTTCAATTGATGGAACACCGAGCCGCTTGCAGGTTGCTGCCCATACCATAGATTCGAGCGCGTCAAGACTGTCAATAACAACCGTCTTGAAATCGTGGTCTTCTTTCCCTAGAGTGGCTAGGCAGTCAAGTACTTCGGCAAATGTTGTGCATACCGGGAAGTGTGAAACTTTCAGATCGCCAAGGCCGTCTTCTGTCAAAATGAAAATCGGGCTCGGAGCGCCAGCGGCAAACGTAGTCTTTCCGATTCCCGGAGGACCGTAGAGCGCAATCCTTGGCGGTCTTGCAATGTTCTTGCTGATACTTTTCAAGTCGATAGACATCGTTACCTCTGTGTTGATTGTTTGGTTGATTGATAGGTTCGGCGTTTTCCGCTTTACCTTGAAAGAGTGTTATCGTTCAATGTATTTATAGCCTGCTCTTTATGTTTTGGTAAAGCAACGATTATATAGAAATAAAACAAACCGTTTGCTCATGCTCACAGTTGAAGAAATAAAAGACAAACTCAAAGACAGGACACTAACGAAGGTGGCAGAAGCAACAGGATTATCATACCCGACAGTCTGGAAAATTGCCAACTGCGAAAGCGAACGAGTTGAGTATGGAACCGTAAAGAAACTGTCGGATTACCTAGAAGCGTCAGCGTGATACCTTATGACATCTCTTGTAGGAACAGTCATTGCCCCCGCGCTCAAAAACCACTGCAGGCTTATAAAACTCAAAGGACACACGAAAGCAGCGATAGAAACCGGTTGGAACCTCGATGCAAACTATTCCACTGAAGACGAAGAAATAATTTCCCATATCGCTTCCGGATCGAACTATGGTATCGTCCCACAAAACGGGCTTGTGGTTATAGATTGCGACACTGAGAAGCTGTACGACAACCTCCCTATGAAATGGAAGGAATCGTTAACCGTGCTTACCGGGAGATCAAACGAGCCAGGACATCACGTTTTCCTGCACTGCACGGACGCCCCACCAGAAAAATTTGTCATTAACGATCCCGAGACTGCATCTCCACTAGGGGATATACGCGGGAGCAATAAATTCTATACGGTGGGAGCTGGGAGCATACATCCAGATACCGGGAAAAAATACGAATACTTAAACAAGGATGCGCCAATTATCGACGTGGCATGGGCAGAAATAAAATCGGCGCTTATTGATGCGTTTCCAATCCACTTCAAGAAAACAATTCCAAAAACCACGAGAAGCCTTTCAGGTTCTCTTTCTGACAAACTCGGTTTGAGGATAGAAAACTTCGCAATGCCAACCAAACCAACGCACCGCGCTAACGGAGATATTCAAGGGGGGCATCCGATACACGGGTCCACAACCGGGATGAATTTTTCAATTAACACTCATAAGAACGTCTGGCATTGCTACAGGGACGATGTTGGTGGAGATCCGGTTTCCTGGATTGCATACGCTCATTGCGGAGTCGATGAACGAAACTGTAACTGTTTGTCTACTGACGAGTTTAAGGATGTGAAAGACTGGTTATATGACAACGGGTATCAAAAAGAAATTGATGCGCTGGCTGACGAATACTTTTCAGATAGGGATTTGCCAACTGTAGATTTGAGTGGAATCCTAAATCCCCCATTCCTGGAAGGCGAAGATGATGAAATTGAAAAAGCAATACGGGAAGCCGAACTCCGGGGGAGACTACCAGAGTTCCCGGAGATACAGGATGGCTTGCTGCGCGATTATATTGAGTTCGGAAAGCAGGTAACATATTCTCTTCCGGAGTTTCACTTCGCTGCTGCTCTTTCTGTGATTTCTATGGCAATAGGAAGGCGGGTTGCCATACAGGTAGGAATGTCAAGGGTATACCCAAATATTTTTGCTATGGTGGTTGGGCACACTACAATTTCCGGGAAATCGGTTGCGTGTGATATGGCAATCGACTCTCTATCGGGTTCTGTGCTGCATGAAGAAGAACTCGCCAAATTCAATTCTGTCAGGTTGCAACGCGGGGAAATCAGTTCTCCTACTCTCGTGCAGGATCTCGCTGACGTTTACAACAGACTATGGTATTGGGATGACTGTTCTCCATTTCTTGAAAATGCGTCCGGATGGAATGCGAGTGTGCTCGGAACGCTCTGCACCATCTACGATTGCAGGCCGGTAGAAAGGTCGCTATCAAGAACCAAAGACGGACAGGAACGGATATGGAAATGCAACGAACCATATATGTCTGTACTGTTCAACACCACCAACCGCGATATCGAGCAGTTGTCTACCACCAGAATGTTTTCAAGCGGGTTCTTCCCTAGACTCATGTGGTTCATAGGAGAAGGCGGCACCCCGCGCAAGAACCATAAAATTACAGAGGGTGAAACCACACAACTCCGTTCGGTTGCTTCCCGCATAAAAAACATCAGGAACGCGCTGTATCCTCTTAACAACGATAGTATCATTTTCAGCGTGTCTGACCCGATTGAGGACTGGAGATTGTCCCGCACCATGAGCAGGCTTGAAAAAGAGGACGAAGCATATAGGGCGGTGTTATCCCGTGGATTCATACATGCTTACAAGCTTGCGGCGATTTTTACAATAACCGACCCTGAGTTCCAGAACAGCGTTCTTTTCAATAGTGCAACCAAATATCCGATTTCAATCGAAATACCCAACAGACACGCAATAGAGGCCATCAGAATCGTTGAAAATTATCTGGTTCCAAGAACATTGTACGTTTACGATCTGTGCGACAAAGCGGATGATAAGAACCACCAGGTAATAATCCTGAAGGCACTCGATCATTTCGGTGGGGTGGCAGAGAGAACAAAGCTTCTCCGCAAGACTCATTTATCTAGTAAGGATGTTACATTGGCGATCAAGACCCTGATCGAGTCTGGTGAAGTCAAGGTTTGCGAGCGTAGGTCCGGTGGCGCTTATAAGCCATCGACGTTCGTTATGAAGATATAACCCCACCCAATCCGCTTTTTAGTAAATCAACAAATTCACTAAATACACAAAACTCACATAGTGAGTGTGGGGCGCGAACACGCTAAAATTATAACGCCTGTGGATAGACGTTAGAGAGGGCTACTATATGTGTATTTAATTAAATTAATTAATTTTATACACTAAGTGAAAGATGGGAACTATTGATTGGGGTTACGGTATAAATCAGGCGTTGTAATATAATGGGTGTGTGAACTTTGTGAATAGTGTGAATTACGTGAGTTATTAAAAAAGAGTTTTTTACGAACCAGTTACAATTTTCCCTGGGTTCGTTAGAGATCCTTTTGGATCATAAACTTCTCCGTCGGCTTTGAGGGGTGTGATGTGTTTGACCCGCTCTGTAATCGCTTTGTCTGCACACTCTCCGAAGGTGTTGCCTTCGGTTACAATCGACGCTGCGTCGATTCGTGGGAATTTGAAAATGTACTTCATTGTTTTTCCTCGATATCTTCATCTGTTACTTCCGCGTCAAGCGTGTCGCGGATGAAAGCCTTGATCGATTCATCAAGCGTTAGGAGCGGGTAGCGTTTGATACGCACTACCTCGGCCTTTTTGGTGTAGGTTTTGTCAAGAGATACGGTGACGGTTCCCATCAGGAAACCTCCATACTATTGTTGTTGTTGTTGTTATTTATTGGTTGCTATACGCCGTCAAGCGTTATCAACCTTCTGAAAGTTCCTTGCCCTTGCAATCTCGGCGTAATCTTTGTCGATTTCGATCAGGACGCTGTTGAACCCTTCTCGCGTAGCTGCGATTCCAGTAGAACCGGAACCAGCGAACGGGTCCAGGACGATGCCGTTTGGCGGGGTGATTAACCTGCAGAGGTATTGGAGCAAGGCGAGGGGCTTCACCGTACTATGGGTGTTCGTTAGATTTTGCCAATTTTCTTTTACGCTTGTTTGTAATAGCATTTGTAATGCAACATCGCTTGCACCACGGGCTAATTCCATCTTTCCGCTTGTAGTAGTCAGTATCCACTTTTTTAAGTTCTCCACAATTGCAGCATGGCTTCCACCACTCTCCGTTGATGAGTTTGCATCCAGAATGGTATCGTTTGTGAGTGAGTGCATCAATAAGTGCAAGGTTTTCAATTCGATTATCTTGTTTATCTCCATTAAGGTGATGGATAAAGAACCCCACAGGCACCGGGCCGTTATGCTTTCTCCAGACTCTCCTATGTTCCATATCCCCGTTGATTCTGATGTAACCTTTTGGAGTAATTGAACCGCTACCGTAGTTACGTCTTTCTGGCATACACCTGAATATACGTTATTCTTCGTATTAAGTTTTACTGTACAGGTTCCGTTAAGTCCGATGTTGCGTTCACTCGTTGAGGCTTTGGCGCAGTAGAAGAAACGGGCTGCGGAACCGGAATCGCCTCGAGGTGCTGGAAACGAAACACGATTTTTGTTCCCCCCGAATTTAACCGGCCCGGAAAATCCGTTTGCTGTTGGTTCGTTTCCGGTTATAGCAGCGCATTGTCCCTTTGCATCTGGAAACACAGACAGCACTTCATCGCTGCCGTCGTGGATGAGGTTGGCGGGGAACCGGCCGGTCTGCTTACTCGCCCATTCGTCCCTGTTTAGTTCGGCATCTTTCCCATCTTGTGTTCTCCCAGCAAAGGCACCCACCTTTGTTGTTATCCTCCCCTGTGGGATTGCGCTTGCTTTGTCAGCATCTGACGAGTATTCCACCCTGCACCCATCAACATTAATCCCGCCACATCCCCACGTCAGGACATTATTCGCAACCGTTCCGTCCAGCGGTTTGCGGCATAGGACTATTGGTTCCCACGCGGGCTTCAGGGCTGTGCCCCAACCAGACCAGTTGCTATTACCGGTTGTCTTTTCTACATCCAGCGATTTCGGGAATCCCTGCCCATAGATCCAGCCAAGAGTATCCCGTATCTCCCATCCGGCATCTTCGATTGCAACCATCAGCCGGTGATGGGTGCGGGTTCCACCGAACGCCAGCAGGTGAGCGCCCGGTTTGGCGACCCGCAGGCACTCCTGCCAGAAGTGAACGCCCGGGACACCGTGGTCCCATTCCTTGCCCATGAATGACAATCCATACGGAGGATCGGTAACTATCGAATCGAAATAGTCATCTCCGAATATTCGCATCTGTTCCAGGCAGTCGTCCTCAAATACCGTTGCTACCATTTACTCTCCCAGTAATAACATCCAGCAGTTTCAACTTCTCACTCTCTAAATCCCCTATCAACTTGAACGCCTTCCCCTGCTGTTTCGCGCAGGCGTCGTAGCGTTCGCGGGCTCGAGCAATCCCACAACCAAAATTCGATATTACCCGCCTTTCCCTGTCTGTCACTGTTCCCGAAGAGTTTAGTTCAGATTTGCAGGAATATAGGCGGGTTCCCGCGATCTTCCCCCCAAAACATTTGCATGATGAATCGCAATGTTGGGGGGTCATACTTTGCTCCTTTCAAACTCTGCATTATTGCAGTCATCACATGGTTTCATGCAACATTTCCATTTCTTGCATCTTTTGGTTGGCTGCTGCGCGTCGGGGATCATGGGTGCTCCTGCTGTGCGGTGCGTCGGAGGGAATCAATGAAATCTGTTTCCTCATTCCATCCTTTCCATACATCTTTTTTAAGCATTCCATTCATTCTGCGGATTCTCCATGCCTGTAATTTATCCAGCGTTGCGAGCGTAGCGGCGCGGGCTGCTTCTTGCTTGTCGTAATCGAGATACGATTGTTTCTTCTTGCACGTTTCAAGTTCGTTACACTGTTGGCAACATTCACTTGATGGGTGTTGAGTGCCGAAACAGAGTTTTGATGTTCCTTGTTGAGATGCCGGGGTGTGCGGGTGGGCAAATAACGGAATCCCTCCACGCATCTCATTCAATGTCGGTGCTCTCCCGTTTGCATGGAAAAAACAAATTGCGGTGGTTACTTGATCGTATGTGAATAGTGGCTCGTCGTTCTGATTGCGCGATTGTTCCCGCTGTGGCTGCTGTGCGTCGGGGGTCATGTTCCAAATCCCATTGGGCAATGCCCCTCTTCGCGCAGGTATATACACCCGACATGTCCAAACCTATTGATCCAAGAGAGCGTACATTTCGAGAGGTCGTACAGCTTTCCACCCTCTAACGGGACGGTTCCGTTCATGAATCTCCCGATATGCTCTCTCCTATGCTCACAATCGGCAAATGTTCTGATCATCTCATCTCACCTTCCTCCTATACAGCGACTTCCGCATATCCGCAATCACCGCAACGCACTCTATGCGCCCGGATGCTCGCAGGGCTTTCAGGTGCAAAAAGATTGTCCGTCTGCACGCAGGGATGGTACTCATCAATCCGTCAACGGTTGACGGGGCTTTGGTTAACTCGCGGAGTATTGCTCCTGGGATTTTGGAAGGGGGGTGGAAAGAATTGCCTTTGGTGAATGTCATTCAGAATCACCAGTTATCGGAACGTGTGGCGGATTTACAGAGTTCTTGATGACTTCCTTCCAATGCGGACCGGAACCACACTTCACAACAGGTAATGCCTCGGTGTGATAGTCGTCGCCGCTTGCTTTCGGAACTAGGCAGTTTTCACGCTGCATAGCATCGGCATATGGCAGTTCCCACTTCTTGCATAGAGATAATGCCTTTGTGTATTCTGGATTTATTTTCAGTTTGTCGTGTCCGTCTTTGATCTGACTGTGGAATGGTATTCCCCACTTCCCTTTCCGTGGTTGTTTCTCTGTTGGTTCTTCGTGCTCAATATCGTTCAGCAACTCCAAGAGTTTAAGTGCTTGTTTTGGGGTTGCATCGGTTATGTGCAAATCTATTCTCATTCCACCACCCTCTCCCATATCCCACAATACTCGCAGTAGTCCCACAGGCACAGGCCGTTCGGTCCCTGGAAGATGAGGGGCGTCATAAGGTATGAGCACTCGCGGCAGTAGGTCATCATTTCCCTCTCTCTGCTTTGTTCTCGCAGTAGTTGTGGTAATCATTCCGCTCTCTACAGTTTTTGCAGATTGTATCCAGAACGAGAGCCTGTTTGTTCTGCCAGAACCATGCTAGAAGTTCACGCTGTTCTCCACCAGTAAATCCAATTGTTCTCCACCCGTCTGACACCAATATGCCATCGGGGGTTACTGTTACTTTTATCTCCATCCCACGCACCCCACAGCCATCCTCTCCGCTCGCGCCTTGTCCCTCTTTTCCTTCCGTGCAACCAGCGCCTTCAACGGCTCCCGCGTCGCTCGCGTGAGCGAATACCGCACCGGGCAGTAGTGCATATCCCGCACCCACATTCCCGCGTCGTTACAGTACTCCCCGAGCACAACCACCTTGCGCCCAGAACCAGTTGGGCGGTAAAGCCCTGTGCGCTGGTCCCGCTCAATGGCGGTGTATGGCCGT